ATTTTTGCCATATGTAGACTGTAGATAAGATACGAATTCGCTTTGAATACTCGATGTCTTTACTGATGCTAATATATCTTGGATTTCTTGCAATTGGCTCATTATTTCTATTGTCTTATACAATGAATGCCTAAATAGTATTGCCTGTAATTGGCAAATGCGTCATACTATTTTCTTCATAATAATTCTGTTTTTGCAATTGGAGAGATTTGATTTTCTCTAATATGATCCGTTGGTCCTGTATCATGTCATTTTGTACTTCTTGACTAGTTTTTTTCCGGTGAAAACACAAGTATAAAATAATGGATGCAATAATAATAAACGCCACTACTATAATTGTGTTGAATATTTTAGAATACAACATAACCCGGTTTTCGTGGCATTGTTTTAATGTACTGTACAAGTGATAACCGGTATTGGAATCAATTAATTTGGGTATCGAATCGGGTATATCAAATCGCATATCTGGTCGATGATTCTTATTGTTTCTACGGTAGGGTTGTGTAATTTTATTTTGTACTATATCAATCGTATAGTATAAAAATTAATTCAAATAAGCGCTGAATTCGATATCCATAATACAAACAAATAACTCAAAATGGCTAAACTGATTGCCACTAACCATATGGGAACCACCGTTTTGTGTTTATAGCCTACACCAAATTGTCTAAAGGAACCATCTGGCATGTAGGCAAATGCCGGTTTAACAAAGTGGAATAGGCCAAATAGCAAGAAAAAACACAATATGGCAAAATAAACCTTGTAATTTCTCAATAATTTACGAGGTATTACTTTCATTCCAATAAATAATATTATTTTGTATAATATAGTATTTGCTTTTTTATACTAATTAGTTAGATATTTACTAGGTCATTTTGTACTAAAGTATGTTATCAATCATTTTCCTTTTCCAGCATATCCCATCCATCATTGTCTCCAGCATCATATAAATCATCATAATTCATATTTTCATCTTCATCCCCGTCACCATAATCCATTTCATCATCATTAAGTCCATCGTCCATAATTCCATTGTCATACATGTATTGGTTGTCTTGGCCTTCAGTTTGTATATGGTTCCATAATGCATCCATTTCATTATTTGACGATTCATTTGTTTCTGCATTATTATCTAAATAATTAGTATCTTTGGTGAATTCGTCTCGTTTACCGTATTTCTTCAACAAATTAATATCTGTATAGTAATTACCCATTTTCACCTTTTTCAGGGCTTTTTCGGCGGCTAATATTTTCTTATTATTATTTCTAAAGTTCAATTGGATTTGCTCTTTTTCTTTGGATCGAATTTTGTCAATGTTATTTTGAATGGAACTGTACTGAATAACTGACTTTTGAATATTACGTACAAAACTGTTCCGATTAGAAGAATCCAAATCAAGTAAATACCGTAGAAAACTAGAGGCCTTGTATACAATCGTATCTTTGTTGACAAATTCAATGGTATCCACATTATCTTGATTATCATTTGCGGTAATAATCAGTTCAGCAATTTCATCTTCAACGTAGACCAATCGATAAAAGATATAATAGAGACAAAATAACAAATAATGTTTGTACAGTGTATCGTGTTCTTCGGGAAAACAGCCGTGAATTAATGCAACTGTAGAATAAATGGTTTTCCAACACGATTGTAGTGATTGAATAATTTGTTTCATTACAGCATCATCTGTATAGTTATTCAACCCTTTGTATCTTTCATCGACCACGTCTTTCATTTTTTCCTTGTCGCTTTTATTAAAGAACCACGACTTTGCATTGAAATGGGATTCCGTTTTACCATGAAGGATACCCGATGGAATAACGACAGTCAAATAGTACAAGTAATTCTTCAAAATACGAGCTAAATCCAAATAGGATACATTGGGGTCATTTGACCATTTTTCAAAACAGGTCAATGGTGTATTGGCTGGAATACCACCCATTGTGGCTAAATGATTCAATGGTTTGAAATATTGCGAAAAACGTCTTAAATCTACGAATTCTCCTATTTTTGCGTGTAAGGCTTCTTTCATATTTCGCGTTTCAATAATAAGTCCATTTTGTAAGTCCGCTAACAATTCTTCTTGGGTTTTAGTATGACCTTTATCTTCTTGGTGTTCTTCTTCTTTTGAATCCTCCGGTTGACTAGTAGTAACATCAAGACCACTGGGATTTCTCTCAAAATAGTTTTCCAACAGCATTTTTATTTTTTGTACAGGATGATACAACTTCTTTTGTTCTTCAGTCATAGTGGATTCATTGGGAATGGTTTCAGTGATACACTGTTTCCAATCCTCCCATGAATTCAATACGGCTTGTTTGTGTTGCACTTCTATTGGTTGAATCACTTTTACAACATTCCTCTTGTATACATTGGTCATAATAGAGGTAAATTGTTTCAAATTCAATGCATGTTGATTTTGCTTCAACAAGTGTATTTTTTCTTCAATAGAACTGTTTTTATCGTATTCCGGTGGTTTCTCGGCTAAAAAGATTTTCAAGAATTCTGGAATGGGTTTTATTGTAGAATCCAGATTCAAGTATCGAATATAAGTCTTGTACATTAAAACATCATTGTAGAGACAAAAAATATTGGGCGTTTCTTGTTGGTTGGGACTGGTTCGTTGGTGATACGAAACCAGCATTTGCGAGTTCGACAAGCCTTTCCACGTTTTATCCAAATACCCGTTGATTTTAGACACATTATTGATGTACTGTTTAATACTATCGTTTTCATTCTTAAAGTATTCCACTGGATTATGAGACTGATTCAGTTCATTGCAACATGTGTTTTCCAATACAGGAAATGGACTATTGACACCTAGTATTTGTCCTTTTTCTTGTACAGTCTTATGTATCATTTCAGCAATGCCGAGAGAAAACAAGAACGATTTGCCTAAATACATGCCGTAATAGTTCCACTGGGCTGGATCTCCTGTACGAAGAGCCTTTTCAAATGCTTCATGTACAGTACTTGTAATAGGCTTTATAGTATCCGTATATTTCAGTATGTCAATTTTGCCCGGAGGTAAAAAACGAGGCCAAGAATGACTAACATGAAGAGAATCTGCTGCCGATAATACGGCATCATTTTGTGTAGAAATGTCGTGTTCAAGATATGCTCGTTTTTCGGTCAATAATTCTTGTACATCGGCATTTTGTAAAATGACATCGGTTAAATGACCCATTAATTTCCGTTCCAATTTCCCCTTGGTTTTGGAAATCACTTTCCAAGGATACGCATCAGTGCGCATGGTACGCAATACACACGAAATGTAAATAATCGAACCGTCTTGTGTACTGTCCTTCTCTAATGGAAATCCGCCGAATTCTTTTGTACATTGTCCAAATGTACGGCGAATGTTCAGCGAAGGGGTCAATGTTTGTACGGAAATCAAAGTCGAAGACACGACCGTATACAACAGTAGAGAATAATAAAATTCGTCGTATTTCAATGCTTTTCGCGTTTTGTCCTTTTCTTTCTTTTTCTCCGCTGCTTCTTTTGCAGCCAATGCTTGTTCGTATTTCTCTCGGGGTATAAATACTTTTTCATTTAGCAAGAATTTCCCACATAAATCCATGGCAACATGTTCAATTTTGTCTACGGGTATGTACAGATTTTTGCACACGGCTTTCAAAATATGGAGACATTTACGCATTTGTGGGTCGGCGTATAATTTGCTTTCGTGTATGGTTTGATAAATCGAGTGGTTGACTTCAATATCATCAACAAATGCATCTTTGTCATAGGAATTGACATTGTCGTCATCCATAAAATCACCATTGTCAAACGCCATTGTCTCATCGGCGAAATCCATCATACACAATACACGCCCGGTGTGAATTTCATAAAAATATCCGTCCATTCGTTTTGCCTGTTTTTTCATTGTGTACAGTGTTTCTTCATAATTTCCCCGGTAAAATGCATTGGCCAATTCAAATTCAAAGCGTGGCAATAATGGAATTGATGTTTCTTTACAGTAGAACCAATGTTGGTTTTCTTCTACCATAGGGTCACGGCAATAAGTATGTCGGTATCTCCGGATATTTTCCTGTGTCAATATGAAATCGTTTTGTGGATTGCGAATTAAATCCAATTTTTCTTGATATGGAGACACAATACGGTCAGTATCGTCGACTTCCATTGCCATAAATGAATGTTCTACATCAAATAATTCTTGCTGGGTAATGCGATTTTCTAACATTTTGTCTAATTGTTTCTTTTTATTTTCAATGGCCTTGATAACATTTTTCTGGATTTCTTCCGTAGATTGGCCGTATTTTTTCAAAATATCTTGGTTTACTGTAGAAGATGTGGTTTTTAATCCATTACACGTCAAATCGTCCGGTTTGGCAAATGAAGAACTATCTACATCTGGGTCGTATACCCATGTATTATGGTCACGACGGAAATATTTCTGTATTTTCCGTACTTGGGCTTCGATTTGGATTTCTTGTTTTTCCGTTTCCGTAAAATTACACTCGTCTACACCTTGTGGCAAATTTGGTTTCATTTCCAATAAAGCGTAATCGCCATCTTTGACCACTTTATATCCCTGGATTAATTCTCCTGCCAATGTGGCGGTATTTTGTATGGAGCAACCATGTCGTTCTGACAAATCATTGGCCACGAAATCTTGGAATTGTTCAAGTGTCATGGTTCCTTTTATCTTTTTGTACTGGTCCATAATCGAATACTGATTTCCGTCGTACTTTTCGTCGTAATGTAAATCCCGTACATCGTTGTCTTTTTGCATGGATTGTATGGAATCGTATTGTTTGGCAACGGCTTTTTGGTTGTTGTCGTAAAAGTGTCGTGGTTCTACAAAAGTACTTTGTATGGATGGAGTAATCAGTTCTACATTTTGCAAGAGCAATAAATGGGCAAATACTTGCATATCATCATACGCGTATAATCGTGTCAATATATTCTTTTGGTTGCCGACTTGGACTCCTTTGTCTCGATCAGTTTGAATTTTTAGACGATATGCTTGACCCATCATATGGCGATATTTAGGCCGTTCCACTCGATCAAAATATGTATCCACGAATTTGTCCGTATAAGTGGAATTGGTTTGAATTAAATATTCATTCAATGCCATTTTCTGTACCTTTGCATCTTCGTAATATCGGCGAATGTTATCCCGCAATTGATATTGAACCATTTTCATGGCAGTAAATGGGACATTGCCATTCGTATATTCGTATATACGGAAACCGGCTAAATAGGACTGTAGAGAATATTTCTCTCGATTCTTGTCTTTGTACTTTTCAATCAAGGCAAAACTATTGGGAATGACGCACCGCAATAAATCGGGTAGTTGATTCTCGTACAATGCATCGGTTTGCAATTTTACATATACCACTTTCTTTTCATGAGGGTATATTACATTTTCATTTTTTTCGGCCGTTAATCGTTTTTCAATGGATTCCCCATTCAATGGAATCGTAATGGTATTTTTCGGTGTCAGTAGAAAGTACATATATGGTGTTCGATAATGGCACTTTTGTAAAATACTACTTTGTATATGCGCATTGTTAACATCATACAAATATTTCTCCGGTAGCAAATAAGCCCCATCTACTGGTATGGATTCTGATGGTATGGATTGAATAAGTGGACTTCTCTCGGTTCTATATTTATTACTGGTACTGAAAAATGAAGGACCATGGACTCGTTGGATTTCGCTATTGTTGCCAACCACTATATCCATATCTTGTTGAGTATTGACGGTAGGATATTGCGATAAATCGGCATTGGGCATCGTAAATGGTTTCCAATACAATTTGCTCAATTTAGAAAGCATTTGTTGATAGGGAATATAACCGTCTATTACACCAATTGGGTCTTTTTGATAAAACTCATTTACAATCTCATTTTCATTAGCCAACATGCTCAAGAATTCGTCATTCTGGATACCTTCACCACGAACATCGGTATTAGGATAGGTTTTTTTCTCAATATGCGAAGAACTCAATAATAATCCCGAATGAATACTACGGTTTACTGTAGGAATATATGTCTCCAATAAAGGTTTGTGCAATTTGGGGTTTGCATGAACTAATGGTCCTTGTATTTTCCCATATTGATCTTTGACGGAATACAAATCACGCAAGTCGCGGAACCGCTCAATGTGATTATAAATGTTCTTCATTACCAATCGCGTGCGTTCTTCTTCCGGAATAGAATACACTAAACTTTCCAATAAGTCATTCATTTGAACATCAACATTGTACTGTACACGTAATAATCCCGGGTTTTTACGAGCACCAATGGAATCGGTGATATCCACAATATGGTCTTTTAAAGCATGCGATGCTTCGTTTTCCAATTCTTGCATATAGTCTTCTTCCATGGAAACATCATCGGGAACAATAATTTCGATTTCCCCAGACGGAGTAGTCGTTTCCACCACACTATCTTCTACAGTAATTCCATCGGGAGATCCTTCGTCTTGTTTTTTTTCGTTTTCTTCTTCTTCTTCTTCTTCATCTTCTTCTTTAGTAAACTTGTCATCTATGGAAGTAGGGTCTGTTCCTTGATAAGATTTAGGAGGATTGCATAAACAAATGCCCCGTAGAGGGATATTTTTGGGAATGCCTTTGTAAGCAAAGTCCAAGTAATATAAATTTCCTTGTGGATGGGTCAATAATGTAATCATATCTTCTTCTAAATGTTGAATTTTAGCAGTAATGATTTCCCGTACATCGCCGTGGAATTCCAATTCCACCCATGCTCCGGGTAAAAGGCCATTTTGTCTAGCAAATCCCCGATGCATAGCCCTACTACACAATTCGATACTTTCCCATTGACCCATTAGGTCACTTGCCCCTTGTTTCAATGGGATGGTTTTGATTTGCATGGAAGTAGTATGGACCAATTCCACGAAACCATTAGGATCATAATAATACACGAAAAATGTCTTTCCGTGGTATTCGGGGTCTTTAGGAGATATAATCCGTATAATATCTCCCAGTTGTAGTAAAAAACCACTCATTATAACTTTCAAGAGGTATATTGTATGTATATATATTTTTCGTCTTCTTAATTTTCTATCAACATCAACAACAACAAATAGGTTGTGTTGTTTTGCTAAATATATTAAATCTACTTTAGTATATATAGTTACCTACAGTAGTAAAAAACATAGAAGAATATGGTGGCCAAAACGTTTACTGCCAAATTTTTTGAATTTTTGAATCCAAAGAAATTGTATATCTGGTTATTACTATTAGTCATTGCTTTAGCCATTGGAGCATATCGCGTATTGAAGAACAATAGTGGTTCTCTTGAACAAAGACAAAAACGAAAAGACGTACCCAATGCTCCTGGTAATGTTGGTGATGTAGAAATCCTTTTTTTCACCGTAAATTGGTGTCCTCATTGCAAAAAAGCACAAGCACCATGGACTGACTTCAGCAATGCATATCACGGAAAAAAAGTAAAAGGCCGTAGAGTACGATGTATGAAAATGGATTTAACCGAAGGCAATCCAGATTATACAAAAGCCAAAGAATATGCCGATAAATACAAAATAGAAGGATATCCTACCATAAAAATGCTCAAAGATGGTCAGGTCATTGAATTTGATGCCAAAGTATCAACCAATGCTTTAGAGCAGTTCGTCGAAGACGTCATTTGAGTTGTCGCTGTCTTTTGATACGTCATCGAATTGAATTTTGATTTTCCCTTCAATCACTTCGGCTCCAATACCCAGACCTTTCAGGATTAATCGTTCACGTTCTTGTTTGGAATTCAATGCCAATGAAATGGATGAATACGACAATTCCATATAAGCACCATATTGATTTTGTACAATCGGGTCTTGAATCCATTTGTCGTAACTAATACGATACCAAGATTTAAATAGTAATTCGACTAAATAATCCACCAATAAATATTCCGAATTTTGTTTTCGATTCGCACTATTTTTTTCCATATCAAAAAGTAAGACCATTCCCAATACTGTTGAAGGGTCATATTCATAATCGAGACATTGTTTCATTGGATAATTCGCAAAAATAGCCCCATCAATAAAGAGTTGACCGTCTTTTTCCAAGGGTTGGAATACTATAGGAATTGCAGATGAACCATATATTGCTTCTACAATAGTCCAATTTGGATGCGTTTTATGGGACACATCGACTAATTCAAAAGTCGTCAAATTGGTCATATAAAAATGAACTTCTTTTTGGGTAACATTGTAGAATTCCTGTAGAGTAGTATTGAGTGTCATGTCTTTGCCATATAAAAATGGCCCAAGTGCCTTTTGGATGGTATCCATTGAAAACATTCCACCGACCCGCAATGCCTCAATAATGGTGGATATATTGAAATCGAATAGTTTAGCCCAATTGTAGTTCACTACATACTCTTTTATTTCATCTACAGTATAGTCCATTGCGAATAAGACGCAACAAATACTACCGACTGAAGTACCGTGGTATGTTTTGATTGTAGAAAGGTCGACATGACCATGGAACAACAAATATTCCATGATTCCTAAATAGATGAATCCGACGATTCCTCCACCGGAAAATACAAGATGTTCAATCATTTTGTATTTTAATGGAAAGCAAACTATTTATTTACGTTTTGAACGAAGTAGTTATTTATTCTTCTACAGTATAGTATTTTGCAATGTCTGTCTTTTTGTATGCCAATGAAGAAGAATCTGTAGGAAAAGTCAATATTGATGACTTGTATGAAAAAACGAAGAACCGGAATTTGAAGCAATTGTCCATTTTCAATAAAATACTCAACCGGATTCACAATCGAATCAAAATCACCGGACGGAATAAACGTAACGATAAACACATATGGTTTACTGTACCGGAATATATATTTGGTGAACCGGTGTACGACAAAGGGGAATGTATTGCGTATTTAGTGAATAAACTGGAAGACAATGGGTTTTTAGTGAAATACATGCACCCCAATACGGTGTTTGTATGTTGGTCCAATTGGGTACCGGCTTATATTCGTACTGAATTCAAGAAGAAGACTGGGAAATTAATGAATGAAAAGGGTGAAGTCACTGATCCCCGTAGAAAACATGATGAAGATGGTGAAGACGAAGAAGATGACGGTATTAATAATGGTCTCTTTAATAGAGGTGGTGGTTCTAACGGGGGCTCTGGTGGTTCTAATAAAAAAGAGGGAAAACAATATACGCCTGTAGATAAATATAAACCGACTGGTAAATTCGTGTATAACCCCGACGTATTGGAAAAAATCGATGAGCGGTTAGGGCGGTGAATTTAAAGTTTCCATACTGGTTTTGCATTTACTTTTTCTGCATTTACTTTTTCTGCATTTACTTTTTCTGCATTTACTTTTTCTGCATTTACTTTTTTTGCATTTACTTTTTTTTTTAAATCCTTTATTTTTTCTTTCCAGTATGTTTCTTCTATACGGTTCATTGTTTGTAAATTTATTTGTTCTTTCATAGAACTTTGATTAGATTTGCTCATGTATAACTCGGCCATGTGTATTTTGAATGCTTTACCAAGAGCATCTGGTAAAGTCAATTTAATTGAACTCACCAATATTTCCATAATTTTGTCTAAAATATCACTTTGTTCTGGTGCATTATCACCATCACCATCACCTTTTGAATGTTCACCTAACCCAAAGAATTCTTTAATAAATTCCGTAGACATATTGAAGATTAAACTGATTAATTGAATAAAATCGTTATATGGTGTGCGTTGACAACAACCGGACGACGAACTAGATGGTACGGCATTAGCGGGTTCATCATTTCCAGTTTCCTCTATATTGGATTCACTAGTTTCAGGTAATTTGTTTTTGGCAAATAACTGCTCGGGAATTGTATCTTTATTCATTGCCGCATTTCTTCTTTTTTCAAAAGAGTCTTTCAGTTGACTAATTTGAGTTCTAATATTAGGAATTGGTTTTTTTCCACTATTGTCTTTAATAACATCATCATTATTATTTATCAACTCTCCTTCAGCATTATATCTTTCTTTTTTTAAATGATGGTTTTTTATTTCTTTTAATCTTTCTAAATTTGTTAAATTCTTTAAAATTCGTTCTTTAGTTTTAGGGTCAGTTTCAGTAACATTATTAATATCATTACTATTAACTATATTCTCATGTCTTTCATTTCTTTTTTTTTCATCCGCCTCATCATATAATGGCGTTTTTTTGTCCCAGTAGTCTTCTCCTGGTTTTTTATTACTAGTTTTATCACTAGTTTCTGGTGCTCCTCCTCCTAATAAAATAAACGATCGATATTTTCTGGTTTTCGTCGGTTTTTTCTTTTGAACACGCTTTTTATTACTTTTGGCGCGTTTACCTTTGGTCTTTTTTCTATTGCGAGTCCATTTATGTTGTCTCTTTCTTCTACGGGTACGACCACCATTCTTTTCATTAATATTCCTGATGGAGAACCAAGTTATCTTATTCATTTTGACATCATTAAACTGCTTTAAAATATTACTATGAACTAAAATATTGAAACATGGATAAGATTCCTCAAATGGTTTGTTGCAATTAGGGCATAAATTTCTAGCATATTCATTATCGTTAACTTTATCTATACGTTTTATATTTTCATTATTAAATTTTTTTGTGCAATACTTACAAGTTACACTATTTTCAGTTGGTTCAATCTTCTTTTTGGAAACATGACATACATTTGTCTCAGTGTTTGGTTTCTCTATAAAACCACGTTTTTTTTGTTCTTTATCAAGTTCATCAATACGAGTTTTTTCAGTAAATGATTTATTGTATTTTCCAAGTACTATTTCCATATTTTTTTCATCACATAGTTTCTTGTACAAAAAATTTTCAATTTGTGTTTCAATTGCTATTTGGGCAACCGAAGTAAAATAATCTAAAAGCGAATCCATTTTATATTATTGAGAGATATTAATTTTTTATTCTGTATCTATAATATTAAACTTTACTCCTCGTAGTCCCTTATTTTTATCACCTAAAAGAGGTTCCCATGAATCAACTTTTGTCTTGATTAAATTTGGTTTAGGATTTTGGTTTCCTTCCATTTCAACAACATTCTTCATTAACTCCTGTATTTTATCACTTGTACAAGGACTAACGCTCCAACTCATTATCATGCGTCCAAAAAATACTGTACTAAATGCTTTTTCAATAGATGTCATGATTATATTTCGTAAAGCCGTCATCAATTTATCTTGTAACAAATCATTTGTATTTGGTACTTCAGGAATAGGTATATTTTCATAAAATTTACAATCTTTACATTCCTTTTCACCAATGACTTTTTCTTTACACTTTGTCGGTTCATGATCTGCTATTTTGGCTTTCCAAACCGGAGATGCTTCTAAAATAGTACATTCATTTGCTGCAAAGTACATTTCAATCCCTCTAACAATTGCTTCTTCAAAACTCTCATTTATTGCATTTTGAACCGCTGGACTTTCTAAACATGTATACATTACCGCTTCAATACATTTACTTAAAATTTCACCCAATGTAGAAATGGCATGCTGTAAAGCATAAACTGCCAATGGTGGTAGTTGTTTGTCTACAAATTGCAAGGCCATGCTACCAGGTAATTCATTGAATAAATTTCTAGCCTTTCCTTCTGTAAATTCCACCCCATTTGTCTTCATTTTATCCATAGAAGTACAATTGACTGTATCTTCATCATTTATCATCTTAACGTTTTTAGTATAAAATTGAATTAGAAAAATACGTTCAAGTAATATTCCATATAATCTCTATACTTCTCATATATATTACAAGAAACTTTAGCAAATCGCAAAATACGCACAATACAACTTGAAACCATGGAAGTCGCTTCTATATCACCTACTTGCACACCATTCAATGTCGCCTTTAGTCACACCAAAACACAGAAAAAGAAGAAATCTCTCAATGCTCTTCAAAAAGCAAAACTTTGGGAAATTTATGACCAAGATAAAAATGCCACTAACCAAGATGATATAGATCCTTCCGCTACAACAATACAACCACAGGAAATTACTGTAGAACAAACTGAATTTTGTATTAAATGTCAAACTCTCTTGATTTATTCCGAAGAAGGATTCCCCGCATGTCCTAAACCTACATGTGGATTTTTAAATCATTATAGTCTGGATTATTCACCCGAATGGCGCTATTTTGCCGGTGATTCTAAATCCAATAATCCCGATACAACCCGATGTGGGAATCCGATTGATCCTCTTTTAGAAGAATCGTCATATGCGTGTAAAATATTTTGTAAATCGAATGCTTCCAATGAAATGAAAAATCTACGCAAATGGTCAAGATGGCAATCTATGCCTCATAAAGAAAAGATGTTACACGAAGAGTTCCAATTGATCGGAACTTATGCCAGCAATGCCGGAATCCCTAAAGTCTTTATCGATATGGCTAAATCTATTTTCAAGGATTTGTATGAACAAAAGAACTTTAGGGGAATGAAAAGGGATGCAATGCGTGCTGCTTGTATTTGGATTGCTTGTTGGAAACACGGTTGTCCGCGTACTTCCAATGAAATCGCCGATATTTTCCACATTGACAAAAATAGTGCGTCTTTAGGCTGTTCTTCGGCTGAAGAATTGCTCCAAAGTCACGAGCGTACAATGGAACAACAAGACAAATCCAAATTGTGTTCTCTTAAACCGAGCACTTTTATTGAACGGTTTTCCAGTCGTTTAGAATTAACTGTAGAACAACAATTGCTTGCGAAGTTCATTGCACATCAAGTGGAAAAGAAAGAATTGATTCCGGACAATCGTCCTCAGGCAATAGCCGCGGGTATTTTGTATTTCGTGTCCTTTTATTGTAAATTACCGTACAGTAAGATGGATATTAAATTGAAATTGGGCGACGAAGCCAGTGAAGTGACCATCAATAAATGTTTCAAGAAATTGAATGAATACAAGACGCTTTTGTTGCCATCGTGGGTACACAGTAAATATGGTGCTAGTGGTTCAAGTTCAAGTGGTGGGAAAAATAACCGCAAAAAATAAATGTCTATAAATCTTATACAAACCCATATCCCTCTACTTGTACTTTTTTTTTATTAATTTTTTCAATTACTTTCTACTATTATGTCTCAGCCGAATCATTGTAATATGGTACCGTACCCTACTCATATTCATCCACCGTCTCATATTCCACACGGCCATCCCTATGGTTCTCCTTATTATTGTCCACCCCCTCCACCACAATGTGGATATTATCCCTACGGTGGTGGTGGTGGTGGTGGTGGCGGATATCATTATCCAACCTATCCACCACAAGTCACTACTTTAGATACAATGCCTCAACCGGAAGATCCATTTAGCGCACCTAATGAAGATGCATGTACTATAGAAAGTCAACATTGTGACGATTTGCCATT